AAAACAGGCATTCCATATCTATCTATGTATCCTTCAAAGTTCCATTCCATTGGAACAAACAATGAATACAATCCACTTTTTGTTTGTCCGTTTGCGTTTCTTTTTTGTGGATCAGAATCTTCATATAGTTTTTTAAAATTAGATCCTCCTTTGTCTAAGGCATTGGATGTAGATCCCATCATACACTTACCAATAATACGACTACCTAATCTCAAACATGTTTTTGTTACTCTCCAGTTGTTTAATATATTATCTGGCTTCTCCCATTTACCACTTTCATCATGTAAAAGTAATTGTAGTTTTTCTCCATCATAACTATTGTCTCCTGTATTTTTCCAATCAATAGTTGTGTCTAATCCTTCTAATTCTTCATCAGCTAACTTATGCATATTTTTCTTTGTTATCTTAGATGCTGGAACACGATAAGCTAATTCCGTTTTAGGTTTATCCATACCATCTTGAATTGGTTTGAAAAAGAAAGGATAGTTATTTGATATGGGAACAACTTTGTCAGTAAACATTTTTTTAGCATCTGATCCAGTCTTAGAAAGTATACCTATACGAGCATCTTTTGTAATCGTGGCTTGATTTACACCTTCACACGAACTCATAAAAGAAAAACCTGAACGTCTAATTTTTAAATAACACATTCCAAAACTTCTTTTATCAGCTTTACACGCTTCCCAAAAAATATAAAATATTCTATTGGCTTCTCTAAAATCTGGTAATCCTACATCTATCTTTGTCCATTGTAAATACATATAGTGAGTTCCAGTTATATATGTTGGGGTGCCGTTATTCATAAACCACAAACCTTGTTCTCTTCTATCAAATTCTTTTTCAATATAATCTACCCATTGAGATTTAAAATTATCTGGAGTTTCATGCCACTGAAAAATAGATTTTATTCTATTTAGTTCTCTGGATATAGGCACAGCTTCCCAATATTGCTCTTCTTTATTTTTAGATCTTTTATAAATATTTTTAGGAGCTTTTGGCAAAGCTATTTTAAGATTATTTATTTCTATAACATTTTCTATTTGACCTGTTTTAGATATAACTATAACATCATACTTTTCATTGTAACCATACAACCAAGTTTTTGCTCTGTTTTTATTTGATAAAACAGCTTTGGGAATATAATTATTTACAATCCTATATAAATTATTTTGATCTTGATTCTGCAAATCCTTGTAACGTGTTAGTTTTTTTCTCTGCAACATTTCCTTCTAACAAAGCTTTTTCCTCTTCGATTTTTTTCATGATTTCAAAAGCATCCATGATACATAATTTTTTAGTAGCTGCTGCATTCTTTAATCTATCAGCAGCCAACTCGTCATCTTTATCATATTTAATTATATCTTCTTTAGCTACTTTAATTAATTGCTTTACCGCTTTTTCACCTGCCTCTATAATTTTTAGTTTTATTTCTTTACTATTCATTTTTTATATTTGTAAAACATTACATAAACTTGTCTTCCTTCTTTCCAAGACATGTTTGGATATTTACTATGAAAATAATTTGCTGGGTAAGATATAATCCTATTTTGCTCGTATCCAACAACTGATACTAATCTCCATTTTTCTAATTGTTCTGAATCTAACTCAATCATTTTATTATACTCATCTTCTGTTACATGGTGAGGTAATTTTTTACCATATATATCATGCTCCCAAAATGCCGTTCCATGCAACTCCTCTCTTTCACGAGGACTCATATACAATACAGCAGCACGATCTGGTTTTTGTTGATTTATAATTAGATCAGAGTGTATACGCCATTGTGTATCTAAATTGTCATTTGATACTCTAAAAAAACTTAAGATATTTTCTAAAGGCTTTTGTTCTATTATACTAAGCTTAGTCAAGATAAAATTCGTAAATGACTTTGGAGATTCTTGTATATAAAAATTTTTTTCTCCTGCTTTTATTTTTTGATACTTACCTTTTTCTAAATATGATGTTGCTAAATCAAATAAGTTTTTAGGAATAAAATCATCAAGAATATATATCATAATATCATAGTTATATTGTTAGTAAACATTCTATAGAGTTTCTCACCATCAACAGTAAACTCGTATTCGCTTTCAGGTGTAAATGATATATGGTCTCCTTCTTTAACTCCTAAATTCTTTAATTCAGTATTAATATATTTGATTACACCACATAATGGTTCTTCTTTACAATTTTTATATATAGTAGATTTTTTTGTAGATAATGGTTTTACAAAACAATACTTGTCATGAGCATGCCATTTATTATTTTGTTTATAGAGAAAAAACTGCTCACTATCAACTAAAAATAAATTGTCTTTTAAATAGCTTCTACCACTCTTTTGTCTTCCGTACATGTCATAATAAAACTTAAAAACATTATGATGAACTAATAAAGTATCTCCAACACGAATAGGACCAGTATAATTTATAGGGGTTTCAATGACAGTGGCATATCTATTTGATGCCATATGATCTTCTTGAGAAACACTTGTAATTAAATCTACATCACCTAATTGTTTTGTGTTATCATATCTCCTGTTTTTCACAGGAGTTACAATAAAGTTATAAGGCGACCTCATTAAAAATTAATGTTGTATTCTATTGATATAGGTAAGGTCATCAAGAACTCTTTCCACATAAAAATCTCTTTTTCTTTCTGTATCCAGATTTTATATGAAACCTCAGTTGCTTGTATAAGATGTATAGTGTGTGATCCTCCTAATATTTCTTGCCCAACGATATAATGCATTGAGCCAGATTTATAGTCTGATCCGATTGATAATTTTCTAATATCCATTTCATTTAATTTAAATTTAACCTGTTACCATTTGAATTGATATTTTTGCTTTCATGTTTATTGAAGGCTCATTTGGTGGTGGCGTATAAGTAAAATATATTCCATGCCCCGCTGGAATAGACGGAAACCCTAATTCAGAAGGTGTTGCTGAAAAACAAGATATTTGATTTACCTCACCTTGAATAACAGCAGTAGCTAAGGTAGTAAAAGTTGTGTCGCTTGGATCACATGGATCAGCAATCATAAGTTTAAAAGTATACGGACCTGAATAATCAGTTACCATATTTATATCTATTGAACATGGTGTCAAAACATCCACACTCGGATCACAATTACCCGTGTGAGGATTTATAAATATAAATCCAGCTTGACGATCTATTTGTGATGGTGGAAAAGTAGCGCCTGGATGTCCAAGTAAGCCGTTTACAATTCTTGTGGGCTCAGAGAAAAAGTTTGCATCATCAATACCCGGGAGTGTAAAAACGTCACCCGTAGCACCATCTGGTTTTATCAATGCTCCACTTTGACATACATCTACATTGTGAACAACTGTATCTATTGTTGTTGATGTTGCTGGGACTTGCCATGTTCCATCTGCTCTCAAAAAGGCAGTAGTTTGGGATGCCGCTGACGAGTCAGGAACATGACCTACTTTTGAAGTTCCATCGAATGCCATTGATTTAACTGTAACAGCCCCTGATGTGGGTGTTATTACAATAGGTGTACCCGATGATGTGCCTGGTGTAATAGCTGTTACCGATGCTACTCCAGCGCCTGACGCTGGTTGCCAAGTCCAACCTCCTGATCCGTTAGCTGTTAATATATCCCCTGCGGCTCCTGTAGATCCGGAAGAATATTCTTGTATCGATGCAAAAATTCCTTTATAAACTTTTATAGAGTTTGATATACCTGTTAATTCTATACTGTTAGCAGCTGTATTTCCTTGAGTTAAAACAGAGGCTAAATCTTGCGTTCCCGTGGCTGTTCCCCAACTACCATCACCTTGTAAAAATGTTCCTGCCGTTCCACCTGCTGGTACATAACCTACATCAGATCCTCCATTATAAGTATGAGGTCTTATTTTAACATCTCCCGATGTAGGGGAAATTGTTAAAGGTAATCCGGTTGAGTTTGTAGGACTCAATAAGTCTACTGTGCTAACCCCAGCCGATGAAGACCATTGAACACCTGTTCCAGTCGAGGTTAATACTTGACCAGATGTACCCACGGAAGCACCAGCCCAAACTGTTCCGGTCAGTGCTATACCCGCTGTACTTTGGATGTTTCCGCTTCCTGAGAATGTATTGTTTCCACTAAAGGTATTAGCACCAGCTGATACGATTGATGAACTGCTGTCTAAATTTAATGGTGATGCAGCTGTTAGGCTGATTCCTACAGCAGTAGCCACATTGCCTTTAGTTAAGACATCTTGCAGAGTAGGTGTAGGTGGTGTTGGTAGTGATGACGACCATTCTATTCCAGTGCCAGCAGCATTTACTGTTAACACTTGACCAGCCGTTCCCGTAGAACCAGAATAGTCACTAATAGCAGAAGTAGCATGAAAATTTAAAACAGATGTTGCTCCCAAAAAAATATTATCATTAGTTGTTATTGTACTGCCAGACGCTAAAGTCATATCGGTACTATTAGACAAGGCTAATGTTTTAGAAGAACCAGCCATATTAATACTACCAGTAGTATTTAAATCCACAGACGTTGTATTTCCAGCACTCATAGTACCTTGTAGGTTACAACAACTTGTAGCACTTGGTGTCTCCCAAGTAGCACATGATCCAGGACCTTGTGAAGTTAATACTTGGCCAGCAATACCAAAGCTACCTCCTAATTTTATTTGACATAGATCTAAATATCCAACACCTGGGCCTCCTAATAAATTTATATTTCCTGTAAGTAAAATACTTCCGCTTGCAGTGTTACCAGTAGAAAGAACTGATTGTAACCCTTGGTTTATACCAGAGGCACCGGTTAGATCACTGACTAAAAACGTTACTGTTTCATTGTCATTACTAACATCAGTTCCAATGATATAATCATCAGCTGCTGGGGTAACTGTAGGATATGCGGTGGTGTTTTCTATTTTTGCCATAATTAAATGCTTATTAATCTATACATAATATCTATAGTTAAAGTTCCATCTCCGTTAGTAGGATTAGTAGTTTCTCCAAGAAATAATATTCATTATTAATTGGTATAGCTGGATTTATACCTATATTATCTGTTCTACCAAATAATTTTGCTGAAGTTGCTGCACTGGGTAATCCATTGAACTGAGCAATTTGGTTTGCCGCAGCAGTCCCTGTGGTAAGAAAATACTGACCATTGGTTGAATATGGTGTAGAGACAAAATTTAATCTGAATAAAATACTAATTGGAACAGTGTAAAAACCAGTAGTTGCTGGTATAACTGTAACTGGATTAGTAAAGCAACTTAATATTTCAGCGGATGATAATGTTTTACTTATAGTTTTAGTTCCAAAAAAAGCTTGGAAGTCCGTAACTTTTGCTGTTTTAGTTGCATCATTGTCTGTTACATCAGTAAGAATTACAAAATCATTTGATGTTGGTATTACATTCGGATATGCTGTTGTATTATTTATTTTCGCCATCTTTTGGTTTTGGTTTTACTTCACCAGTTTCCATGCTTATTATTGTATCCTTACCATAAGTCTCCGCTAAATTTTTCTCTAACACTTGAAACTCTGTCTTTATTTCTTGAACTCTCAAAAGTAAACTATACTTTTGTAATTCAGTATCTCCTAATTGAGATTTAATTTTTGTAAACTCAGTATTTAAATCTCTCAAAGATTTTAATTCACTTTCTTTTATTTTCTTTGCCATTGTATTTAATTTGATTATTAATACTGCAAAGATAAGAAAAGTTATGTTATATGTTTTATTTGGATTTACTCTTGGCTTTTTCAAATGACCTACCACCGAAGTAGGCACCAATAACAGTTATAAGAACTAATTGTAACAGATCAGTCCATTTTTGCTCTACCTTAAAATTTATTGCACCAGCATCAATAAAAATTAAAACCATTGTGCATACAACTAAAAATATTAAAACTAAAGGTCTAACATTTTTACTTAACCAGGAATCGCTGGACATATCACTTCGCCATCTTTCTGTTACGTTCTTTTGTATTTCAGCTTCAGCATCTATTAGAATCTTTTTCATTTCCATTTCAAAAGCTGCCTTTTCTTCTTTGGTTTGTATAAACCTGTCAGCAATTCCAGCTACTTTATCAGCGACATTTAATCCAGCATCGCCTAAAATTTTATTTAGTATACTCATTATTTTTTTCTTATGTATTCTAAGATGATATCTATTTTCTTTTTTATTTCCTCCATGTTAGCAGCATTTTTTTCATGATGTTTTGAAAATGTATTTTTCACTTCATGTATGCTAAAAAAGAAAAACCTATATAAAGCATATAGTGCTCCCAGTAATAAAACTAAAGATAATCCATACCCTTCTATTAATTCTAAAATTTCTTCCATTAATATTTACCTTGTCTGCTTTTTGGTGAACTTTTTGTGGATCCTCCTTTACCAGCCCATAATGTTTTACAAGCCCAGTATCGAGCCGTTAGTTTTGATTTGGCTGATCCACATCTGTGTCTGGCTCTAAAGCTCTTTCTTGCAGCTGCTGAATAATTATGTCCATATCCTTTTGCTCCAAAGTGTATAAGCTTTTCTTTTCCACCCTCACAACCTTTGACCATTCTTTTTTTACCTGGTCGAGTAGACGGTCGAGGTTTATTACATGGCATATTCTTTTTTGACATAACATTATGCGTTTCTTACTTTTGCTTTTTTAGTATTGCTTACAAACTGTTTACTTCTTCCGTACTTCTTTTTCTTTCTTGCTGTTTTTGCTCTTTCAGCTTTTGATAAGCTTCTGGCTTTTGCTAAAGGTAAACAACGATCAGGATTCTTTTTATCTTTACTTGTACCACATGGTCCCTTAATAGAACCATCTGTTCCAATACGAACCCATTTTTGTTTTACCCAATCTTTAAGAGCGCCCATTCTTTTTCTTAGCTTTAGAAGACATTGATTTTAACATTCTATCTATTTTAGCAGCTTGGCCTTTATGCATTGCTGATGCCTTTCTTAACTGAGAAGCGATTTCTTTTAATTTCTTTTTATTTTCCATTATGCTTTTCCTTTTGCTTTTTTTGCATAGTTTGGATCCTTACAGAATTTGCTTGCAGCTAAGTTAGCATAAGCTGAAGGGTATCTATCAAATGTTCTTTTTGCCCAAGCTATTCCTGCTGCGCAAATTTTATTTCCTTTTCTTTTTCTTCTTTTTTTTGCCATAACTAATATAACCACATAGCATCAGACTTGTCTGAATCGTTGTCCACATGAAGGAACGACTTGCTAATCCCAATACGTTTGAATCCAACATTTACTAATGCTCTTATTATTATTGACCTCATCTGAGATGTAGAACAGAAAATATCTGCTGCACACCCTTTTAAATGTGAACTTTTCGATGAGGCACTATAACCTTTTCTTAATAGTTCATCATTGTATTCCTTCGTCCTAAAACCTGAAGTAATTTTAAAAGGTACTTCAGCTTCTTCTCTCGCTAAATCTAACATCTCTAAAAACTCTTTATCCATATGCTTACCCGATCCTGGTTCATCAGGAGAATCAAATTCTTTTAGGGTAAAGTATTTCATTGTTTTTTTATGTGATAAAATTTATATAGAGTATATACTATTGCTAATGCAAGAGAAATAAATTGTAAGATCTCATTGCATTGTGTTAAGTTTAATCCAAGTGCTCCGCCATTAGCAGCCAACACTCCTACTGTATCTTTAATTTCTGGTTTCATTTTGTGAGGATTCTAATGTATATTTAACTTGTCCACCCCATGTTGTTGTTACTGTCCAATTCATGAATACAAATTTAGGAAAAATTTTATTAAGATTTTAATCTTCTATAACCCAGCCGTCACTAAGATTATTCGTGATGTTTAACATGCGTGGTACATCATACTGAGGATAACCATCTACTACGCTTGGTTGGTTATCTGAAGGGTATGAAACTAAAAATTCAGTTCCATCTTTATTTATTCTAACAGAATCTTTATTGCTTTGATATACTTCATATATCTCACCGGAATCTGGATCAGTTCCAAACTTAATACTATCTAAAAGACTTATTGGTAATATAGAATATAATATCATGGTGTATCAGTTTGTATATCAGATGCGGTTTGATTATTCATGGTCATATCTATTGCAGTCATGGATGCTCCACCAGAAATACGTTTTACCTCAACATCAGAAATTGAACCACTAAAATTAGTTGTTGCTCTAAGTCTTAAAGTAGCTCCAGTTGCGACAATATATAAAGTATAAGATGTGTTTGCCGTAACAGGACTTATAAATGTATAACTGCTTGATAATGCTATGGCAAAGTTTCCAGTCGCATCAGATAAAGTTTTAAAACTAATTTGATATAAATCTCCAACGACTGCACTTATATTTTGTTCTAAGTTTCCTGCAACACCTGGATTATAATATCTGGCAAATCCACTTCCAAGTGTCCACCCATCATCTGGAGACCACTTATTGTTCGGATCAAGTTCTTTTACAGATACACTTTTTATCACTCCATTAAAATTACCATTGTTACTTATAAAATAAGTTGCAGATATAAGTGTACCGGTATTAAAACTAAATGTATGTAGTCCAGGTGTGCTGATAGGTCCAGTTGAGTTAGCGGAATTTCGAGAAACAATTGCAAAGTTACCACTAACTACACTCTTTACATCAGCTTGAACCTGATATGATCTATCGTTTTGAAATATATTAGAAGCAAAAAGCTCTGAAGCTGTTCCTCCTAATTTCAATCCTTTTGCTCCATCGATTGTTAAAGTTGGTGAATTAACTATACCTCCATTAAAATCATTAGTTGAGATTGTAGCAAAGAAAGGTAACTCCTCAGCGGTTATTTTACTAACCACAATTGAATCTCCTAAATTAGTGTTTACAGATCTTAGAGTAAGAGTAGTTGATTGTACTCTAAATAATCCAGTATAGGTACCAGGGACTTGCATGTTTTGTAATAAAAAGCTGGATCCAGCTTTAAGTTGTAAATTACCACTTCCTATTGAATCAACGACTACTGTAAATTTATATGTTTTACCAATATCAAGAACACTTGTTTGTAATAAACTACTATCTCCAGTTATTTCTTCAACAGCAATAGAAGTAAATATAGCGGTACCAATTGCTCCTCCTTCACTAACGTATAAGTCAGAACCGTTTGCAGTTAATATTACTGAGTTCGTACCGTTTAATATTGATCTTGCACTGCTTGAATTACTAAACTGTTGCCATTTCAGAGATCCTGATGTGATTCCACTTAAGTCTGTATTATATGTTATTTTGTATGTCTTACCACTTGTCAGTATACCGTTTTGTCTTAACATAATATCAAAACCACCTGTGACTGTTAGAGTAGCAACATCTGTCAATGCTTGTTTAGGTGCACCACCCACTCCAGCACTCCAATTGTCATTTGGATCAACTTGTTTTACTGACACGTTGTCTATTGATCCAATAAAAGTAGAACCAGCTGTAAAATTTAAATTACCAGCTCCCACCGCTGGTACTCCATATAAAGTTTTTGTTCCACTTGTAGTATAAGATTGACTCATATTACCAGAACTTGCAGTTATTGAGCCTGATGTTACAACTAAATCAAAAGTTAATTTATAAGTATCATTTAAAGTTTGTGGAGGGGTATCAAATACGTTTCCTTGAGAAAAATTAGAAGTACTACTTTGTGAACCATCACAACTTGCAATACCGTCTCCATAAGACCAACCTGTACCTAAATTCCATCTGTCGTTAGGATCTACTTGTTTTAAACTTAGTTTACCAAGTTTTATAGTAGAATTATTACCCCCATTTCTTACCCAAACAGTCGTACCTTCTGATACATAATATAACTTATGCGTTCCTACTGTATTAGTTGTATAAATATAACTATTACCGTCAAAGACTCCAAAAATTGAACTGTTAGAATTTTCTAATATTTCATATTCTAAAACAAAAGTTTTACCTACTGTAATATTTAATGCAGCATTAGTGCCGTTTGTAAAATTAACTCTGCCGTCAAAACTACTATTATCTTCGTTAACAAGATTTAAAACACCGTTTTCTATACTAATACCACCATCAGGAGTTCTAAAACCTAAAGACCAGCTACTGTTTGTTATTGTACCAGCTGTAGAAAAATCACCATTAGTAACTAACTCACTACCTAACTCTTCAAAATTACCATTCAGAACTAACTCACTCCCTAATTCATTAAACTGACCGTTTTGAACTAAGTCTGATCCAACCACTTCATTAGTGTAAGTTACAGTATTGTTAGAAGTATATTTCCAACTATCAGTAGGAGTGGATGACCAGTCTCCATCTGGATCAACTTGTTTTACAGAAATTTCAGAAACTGTTAATGTACTGCCAGATGAGTAAAAATAGTTTCTTGCAAGTCCATTATTATATTTAACGTAAAAAGTGTATGTTCCATTAGCAGTTACTGAATCTGTAATTTGATTACCAACACTCATTCTAAAATTTCCTGATGAATAATTAGATACAGTAAACTGTATTTTATATGTTTCGCCTGTGCTAATACTTCTGTTTTTTAGCTGAACCTGTGAGCCAGTTGATGTAGAATTAGTAAAAGTTATAGTGCCATTTGATTGCGATACTGAACCTGAAGCAGGATTAGCTTCAAAATCAGTTGCAAAGTCAGATGCAGGGGCAAGTTCACTACCTAACTCATCAAAGTTGGGGTTTCTTACAATATTATTTAGTATTTGAAACTCAGGATTAGTTATAAGCTCAGTTCCTACTTCAGTAAAGTTACCGTTTTCAACTTGATTACCACTTGTTGTTGTTTGCGCTTGATCAATAATTGTTGGGAATGATGGTGGTCCCGGTAGCTCGCCCATTCTCCACCAATGCATTA